TAAAAGAAAAATACTCTCCGGAATATTTCATCGATCTATACTGTAGAATAAGGTTCTTCGAGGAGGAATCGCAGTTCAGCCCAGACGAGCAGGCATCTCTTATTGACGATTGTTTGGAGATCTCTCACCTTGAAACGCCCACCGCTGCACTGAAGGTTTTTGAGATTGTTTTAAATAAACCATTTGACTATCGCGGCTCATTGAGTTATATTAGAGAAAGCAACAAAGCAAAACGTAAGCTCAGAGAGACGGAGAATGGGTGATATTCCAGACAATTGACGATAAATCGGAGTGCGTAGGGATCTATGCTGACGGATGTCTCCACTACAATAACTTCCCAGAAGATCTGTCTAAGACATGGAAGTATACGGGATCGCTCACTGATTCCGATGTTGAATATGCGTGGCTTTATACCGGCGGCAAAACACTCGCAGAAGTTTGCCCCGAAGACCTTCTCCCAAAACTACAAATCTCCCAAAAGCGCTCACGCGCATATATTCGGTCGTTCGAGATTGCTAAAATCGATCTTCGGGAGCACTGCATATTTGATCTCGTGCCGGAAGACTACCTTAAGGATTTCTGCGAGATTAAGAACAAGATAACACAGCACGTATTTGAGACATACGAAAGACCAGAGGTCTACGAACACCAGAGCGAGATCCAAAAGCTTTTGTATAAGATCTCTTACCAAAGGCTAAATTTGAGTGTTTCGGGCTGCAGGAATCTTCACTATTCGTACCGAAATTCGCAGAAAGTTAAAGAGTTGGTAAATGGTTATCGTCATATTGAATATAACCTATTCGGAACAGTAACTGGTCGTTTAACAACCACACAGAGCAGCTTTCCTATACTCACAGTTAAGAAAGACTTTCGAAAGCTCTTGAAACCGAACAATGATTGGTTTTTATCACTAGATTATAATGCCGCTGAAGTTCGAACGTTTATTGGATTAGCGGGCGAAGAGCAGCCTCAAGAAGATGTACATACGTGGCACATAAAGAATCTCATCGCCGACTCAATAAGCCGGACTGACGCAAAGGTTAAGTTCTTCGCATGGCTTTACAATCCAGATTCAGCCGAGAAGGAGTTTGATCGCTATCATCGACAAAAAGTACTTGACAAATGGTATGATGGCGCTTATATTAAGACTATGTTCAAGCGACGAATCCCAGTTGATAGGCGAAAAGCGCTAAATTACCTTATTCAAAGCACCACTTCCGATCTTGTACTAGAGCGCGCTGTGGCGATTGATAAATTTTTAGAAGATAAGAAGTCGTTCATCTCTCATATCGTGCATGATGAGATCGTGATAGATCTGGCAGATAGTGAGCGAGAAATGGCGCCTCAAATAAGAGAAATGTTTGCAAACAATAAGATAGGCAATTTTATGGTCAATCTTACCTGTGGCAAGAACTATTTGGAAATGGAAGAGTTAAAAATATGATCTCAATAATTGGTATTGGTACTGCCGGATCGGCTATCGCAGAGAGGTTCGCAACTACGGGTAATTACGACGTTTATATGCTAAATCATAGCATAAAAGAGAACATGGGGCAAGAGTATAAGATAGAGAACTTCGAATCCCCGGAAGAGTACGAAAGTAATATCCCAGATCTGTCAGAGTTTTTTGCGAATGTGCGCGATCGAGCGCAGGTATTCGTTATGGGCTCCTCAATGAGTTCAAACTATGTTTTGGGAATCCTCCAGCAAATAAGCCACAAACAGATAGACCTGTTTTATATTAAACCAGACACAGAGCTTCTTACTGGCATGCCCCGTGTTGTGGAAAGGGTTGTTTTTGGAGTCTTGCAAGAATACGCGCGCTCTGGTATGTTTAGATCGCTTACATTGATCTCGAATCTAGATCTGGAAACAGCGCTTGGTGAAGTGCCGATTAAGACATATTACGACACNCTGAACCAAAGCATATTCTCAACCGTTCACCATCTCAACTATTTCGAGTTCTCCGATCCGGAGATTGGTCAGGTTTCCAAACCAGCCGCCATGAATAGAATCCGAACAATAGGGTTCCTCGATATCAAGAGGCTTAAAGAAAAGTTTCTTTTCCCCCTTGACACCCCTCGCGAGCTATGTTATTATATCTGTATAAACGATGAAAGGCTTGCTACTGAAGGCGGCCTACACAAAAAACTGGTCGATATGCTAAAGAGTAAACCGAAGAATGCATTTCTAAAAATGTCATATGCGATATATGGCACTCCACATGCAGATTTCGGATTTGTTGTGGCACATACAAATGTGATTCAGCAAGAAAAAGTACTTGACAACGAATAACAAAGATGTTATATTACTAATACAAGCAACCGGTCTGCTATCGGTGCTTTAAAACCAAAGAGATAAGGAACGCTTGTCTCGAACCCACAAGGAGAAATTATGGGTATTAACATGGAGCTGATGCGCAACAAGCTCGCAAATTTGCGCGGAGAAAATAAACAAGATACGAACAGTGTTTGGTTCAAGCCAGACGCCGGAGACACTAGCATCCGAATGGTGCCGACGAATGATGGAGATCCTCTTAAGGAAATGTTCTTCCATTATAACGTTGGAGATCATCGTGGTGGCATTTTGTGTCCTAAGCGTAACTACGGGGAGAAGTGTCCAATCTGTGACTTTGCTTCTACTCTATGGCGCGAAGGAACTGACAACAATGACGAAGCCAGTAAAGATTTGGCAAAGTCCCTGTTCGTTCGAACCCGATACTTCAGCCCCGTCGTAGTACGCGGCAAAGAAGATGAAGGTATTAAGGTTTACGGGTACGGCAAGCAAGCTTATGGTCTGCTGCTTGGCTATGTACTCGACCCTGATTATGGAGACATAACAGATGCTACGGAAGGCACTGACATTGTGCTGACCTACACTAAAGCTACCGGCCCCGGCAGCTTCCCCAAGACCAACCTAAAAATGCGTCGTAAATCATCCCCCTTGCTTGAGGACACGGAAGCTATCCCCGCCCTCCTTGATGGCATGCCGAATTTTGACACTCTATTTGAGCGTCTTACTCCGGAGCAAGTTGACGCTATTCTCGATGAGCAACTCGCCGGAGACGGATCCGCCGAAACGCGATCATCTGAGACTACCAAGTACAATACTCGTGCAACGTCTGACGTAGATCGTGCGTTTAATGAACTAGTAGCTGGTTAGGTTGTGTCCACCGCTGGCAGACCGGTCAAAGTCTGCCACCTTTTAATTAGTCCCCAGAACAGAATAAGTTTCAAATAAGTAGGTTATTGTGAAGACACCATTGCGATATCCCGGAGGCAAAACACGAGCAGTTAAGCACATTTTGCCGCTGATTCCAGATGATGTTGAGCGGGTGTGTTCTCCGTTTTTCGGAGGTGGCTCCGTCGAGATGGCACTAGCCAACAAGGGCATCAAGGTATTTGGCTACGACAAGATGAAACAGCTTGTTTGGTTTTGGAACGCCTTATGTGGCGACAGTGAGCGCTTGGCTGACGAGGTAGAAAGCCTCCGCGAAACCTTTGTTGATCGCAAGGGCAACAGTGTTGTCGGATGCTCCAAAGAATCATTTCAGAGCTTTAGAGAGGATCTTAAGACTGATTCATTCATGTTCAGCTATGAGCGCGCAGCCAAGTTCTATGCTATCAATAGATCAAGCTTCTCAGGCGCAACGTTTAGCGGGGGTTGGTCAGAGAAAGCTGCAACCGCACGATTCACAGATAGTTCAGTTCAGCGCCTTCGGGATTTTAAGGCTGAGAACTTCCGAGTCGATTATGCAGACTTCGAGAATGCCATTCTAAGCCACCCTAAAGCCTTCCTCTACCTAGACCCCCCTTACATGCTTAAAACCAGTCAGAACTCATTATACGGCGTTAATGGCGACCTTCACAAAGGCTTTGAGCACGAGAAACTTCATTCTATCTTATCAACACGAGATCGGTGGGTTATGTCATATAATGACTGTGAGCAGATTAGAGAGATGTATAAAGACTACGAGATCATCGCAGCAGAATGGTCTTATGGGATGAACAAGAGCAAGAAGTCGTCAGAGATTATTATAACAAATTATGGGAGATAAACATGGGTGCAAACGCACTATCAAATAGAGACAATTGGCAGGACTTGGCAGGAAAGACAGGCAAGACCGGAGAGGCCACATTTGCGTCTGCGGTGCGCTTTCGGCTACCGCCGCACTATGAGGTGGTTGAGAAGCCGCCTAAGCTGACGATTTATTCGGATGGCAAGGGCATTGTGCTGGACACCAAGATTACGAACACCAAGACAGGTAAGAGCCTTTATGTCGAAAAGAAGACGGGTAACAAGGGCGGTAACGCGCATGAACGAGTGTACAAATATCTCTCCGAGCCGTTAAAGCGACTTGTGCGTCACAACGATCCTTCCTTGGCAGAGGAACCCTTCTTTCTAGTCTTCTCGGGCACTACTTTTGAAGGACAGAAGTATCAAGACGAAATAAAACTCTTGCTTGAGGACGCAAACTATGCAATAATAGAACAAGGATTTGCGAACATCGATCAAGTTGTGAATCAAATCATGGAGATTGTTTAATGAAACCGTTATTTATGTGGGCCGGGGGCAAAAACAAAATGCTCAAGAAATACACCAATTACCTCCCTGAACAGTTCGATAGCTACATCGAGCCCTTCTTGGGAGGCGGTGCTATGTTTGTGTGGGCTTACAAGAAAAACCCCGAAGCGACATTCTTCCTAAATGATGCAAACGAAGACATCATGAGAATTTACCAGTCGATTCGCAATGACGTAAAGGCGTTCCTAACTACTTTAGATAAATATCAGCAAGACTTTCTTCCCTTATCAAAGCCGGCTCGTAAAGAGTTCTATTACGCCCTCCGGCAGGAACACGCGTATGATTATGAAAAGTGGACAGCCACAGAAGAGGCGGCAACCTTGTACTTTCTGATGAAAACAGGCTTCAACGGAATCTGGCAGATCAACAAAAATACTAATGGTCGGTTCGGCACTCCGAGTGGCTTGTTAAATCAGAAAGATAAAGTCTATGATTATGATAATGTGATGGAGTGGCACGAGGCGCTGCAAAAGTGCACGCTGATCTCTGGCGATTTTACTGATTGTCTTGAATACGCACAGCCTAATGGCTTTGCCTTTCTGGACCCTCCTTACCGAGGCTCCTTTACCC